CTTTGTTAATTTGTGGCTTGCAAGCAAGCCATCGGATTTATCTTTCCGATTCCATACAAAAAACCTCGGAAACCATAAGATTTCCGAGGTTTTGGTATTCTTTTGAAATAAAGTAATTATCTCTTTGATAGTTCAACACCCTTATTTTATGTGCTTTTTAAGTATTTTTGTTACTAACCTGTATCTAACATATAGGTCTTTATACTATTTAACACTCAATGTTATTAGCTTGGTTTCTTTATTATATCCAATATTAAAAATATCAGATAAGTCTCTTACTTTAATGTAAGTATAACCATCTTTATTAATTGTGTCAAGACTTTTTACCTTACCATTTATTTTAACATTTTGCTTCATAATCTGCTCCCCCTTAGCTACTAATCTATTTTTAAAATCATTCCACTTACTCAATCTACTTTTGTCTACACACCAAGGGTTAGGACAGATTTTGCCTGTCACTTGGTGGTGCATTATTACATTTTCTACTGCTATGTTATACTGTTTCATAAGGTATTTAGTAAGCTCTACAGCATTGTTGATAGTGGCTTCAGTCAAATACCAATCGGTATCTGTTGCCCCTAATTTCTTAGTATTAAGCTTATTGCTACACATTTCAATACTAATACTGTTAGAGTTAGTACAGATACCATAATATTTTCCGCCTTCACTTGTTGTCATAGATGTGTACTTTTTGCCACCAACAGCCCAACAAGCTCTATGAGAAATGTCACTGTTGTACTGCACAATCTCTGAATCATCTACAATGAAGTCAGCACTACCACCAACACTACCATTCTTAAACATACTAGCTACATTTCTAGCAGAACCTTTTACACTCCTAGTACCTGCTGTATAATGTAGAACTATGTACTTTCTTTGTAATGTTTTTGAATAATAATCTGTATTAGTAGTTCCAAATGCTTTAATAATATTCATATTATCACTCCTTTACTTCAGGTAAACCTGCGATTGAGGTTAGCATAGATAATCCACCAGCAAGAATTGTAGCTGATATAACAGCAATCCAATTCACATCATTTAAAACAGCAGCAGTACCTATTGTAGCTATAGCAGTTTGTGCCATAGTCTTGATTGCTCTTATAGCAGCTGCTTTAAACCAATTTTTCATATTTTCAACCTCCTTAATTCTCTTTTAAATATTTATTATCACTTATAATTTTATTCTCAGTTAAAGCCTCTGTTGGTAGCTCTTTAAGTCTCTCATAAAGTTCTGTACCAACATCATTACCACCCAAAGCATGATATTGTTCATAAATTCTTGTTGAAACTTCCATTGCATAGATAGGGCAATAACCTCTTTCAGTCCACTTATTATATGAGTCATACAGAGCTTGCCTTAATAGTGCTACCACACCCTCTTTTACTGCATCTTGTTCTTTTATTTTTTTCATAAGCTCTTTTTTCAAGCCTTTGTAGCATAGTCCTAAAAAGCCTGTAAAAATTGCAAATAATAAATCTAGCCAATAACTTTGTATTAATTCTTTCATCTAGCACCTCTTTTTTTTTACAAAATTTGTGTATCATTTATGTATATAGCACAAGAATTTAATGTGACTCCAGACTTATCACCATAAAGATTTATTCTAAAAGAAATATCTTTTAAACTTGATTTTATTTCCCAAGTTTTTTCTTTAGAATTTAAGCTTTTATGCACAATATTTGTGCCGTTTGATAACAACCAAATAGACACATCATACTCTTTGCAACCATCCGGTACAGATACATCATATACGCACTTAATTACATCATTTGAGCGTAGTCTAAGTTTTGCTGATACAAATGAAGCTGATGAATTTAAAGCAGCTTTAGTATTCCACATTCTAGGTATTGCAGTGTATGTTTTATTAAGAGTTAAATCACCACCGGTTGCTTCATTAAATTCTGTAAGTTTGAAATTAAGATTAGTAAAATCTCTTTTATCTTCAAAAACAAGTTGTGCTTTATTACTCGCGTCACCAACATACATCTTTAGCACTTTACGAGCTTTATTGTTTACATCACCAACATATATACTTGTAACATTTCTTGAAATATTGTTGCTATCACCGCTATAAACAGCCATTTATGTTGCCCCCTTATTCAATTATTAGAATAATATTGCCGCTACTTAACGGTGATACTCCGGCTGTAACATTATCTTCTGTACGCGTCATAATTCTTGCGTTAGTATATACTTCGCTACCATCTACACTAAGTTGAGCTGTTAAATTTGGACCTGCTTTAATATTTAATGAGCCTGGACTTTCTTCAATTATTCTAGCTGTATAATCATTTGTAGCACCTGCCGTTTGGTCAGTGTTTATGCCCTGGTTATGGTGAAAATCTACATATCCACCTTGATTTGTTGATGTATTATCATTTGTTTTTCCAAACACTTCTAATGCCCTTGAGTATAATTTATCATTTGCAATTATTGCTCTTGCTATTAAATCACCATTTATTTGACCGCCACTTATAGGGAAAAATTTACTTGTATCTACATCTAAGCTTGTTTTTCCTCTTGTTAAAGTTATGCTTTTAGTATTATTGATTTTATCAGTATCAGTTGTTTCTGAACTAGATAATAATTTAGCACAGCTTGACCAAGCCGAAGATATTACTGTTATTGTAAGTGCAACACTATCATTGACAGAGTTTAATACATCTGTATTTAATGTTAAGTACACTTTATGAGAATTTGCAGCCCATACTGTTTCTACAGAAGCCTTAGAAAAAAGCTGAGTAGCATAGGCAGCATTACTTAAACAAGTAATAGTTTTTTCATTTGAGTTAAAACTTGTACTAACTGCCAATACAAGAGAATGATGCTTTAGTGAGCCAGAAGCTTCAACAATTATAAGTGCTGAACCGTTACTATAATGACCTTTTTCAGCAACAATAATATGACTTCCTTTTAAAATACTATTTGTTGATAAAGTTCTAGTCTGAACGACAGTTTTACTCACAGGTAAGTTAGCATTTTCTTTGGCAATCTTATTTATGACCTCGTCAATAATATCAAAATTATTATTAAAATCGTCTACATTATAATAGTCTGTTTGAGCAGGCTTTGTTAAATTATAATTTTCTGTTTTTGTTGACATTTAATCACCTCAATTTTTTAGCATTTAATTCTTTATGTGTATAGTTGTTAAGCTCTTTATGTTGATATGATGCTAAATCAGCATGCTTATTATATGCAAGGTTTATTTCATATGTAAGGTTTAAGGGTAATACTTTTTCTAGTAATTCTGCAACTGCATTTTTAAGATTCTGTGCAGATAACTCTAAATTAAAAATAACATGACAATTAATAGGGTCAATAGATATTCTATACTTATCCTTACCAATTAGGGTATCTAATTTAGTTCTTAAGCTTGTATTATCTCCTAGTAACTTACTTCTTATTTTAAATCGTCTTACATCAGCACTTGTATCTGTAACTTCAATATCTAACGCATTTTCCCATATTTCAAGCCCTACACCAGTTGCTGTACTAAGATAAAGTTCGCTTATAAGATTATTTTTATTTTCTTCAAATTCATTTAAGAATTTATCAAGAATATTGCTAATAATTTGTATTTCATAAACTTCTCTTAATACAAGTGGGTAGTATTCTATGTATTTCATTCAAGTCCACCACCTATTTCAAACGCAATTAATTGTTTTTCGTTAAGAGTAATGTATGAACTATCTTCTATGTCAACATTTTCTATATTTTCTATACCATCTACATCAATACATCTTGCAAGTATTTGTGCAGCATATATTTTTTTAGTTGTTCGGTTCTCCCAATCCGAATTTATTTCATTAGCATACTCTGATAAAATATTTTCTACTGCCAACTTTATAGCATCTTTGTCAGCATTTTCTGTATATTCTACATCGTTAAAATATATATCTTTACTAACATATTTAACTGTATTCACTGTTACACTATGCCCAATTGGTGCAATACCTTCGCCCAAGCCTGTAAATTCAGCAGGGTCTAATTTTTCTTTTACACTATTTATAAGCTCATCTGATGCTGGACTTCCTTCACTATCTGTTATAATAATTTCTACAGTACCTCCGCCATTTGGTGTTCTGTTAGCTTTTACTTGTCCAACGCCTTCCATTTCTTTTACCCATTTAATATAGTTTGCACGATTACCACCAAAAGCATCAGAATTTATACTATCAAAATATCTTTGTCTAAATGTTTCAGTATCTTCTTCCTCTTCGCCAGGAATTATTAATTCAGTTATTTCTGCTTTTGTAAGACCAGAAATTGTTACTATTGGTGTAAGAGTACCAAAATGTTTGTTACCTTCTTCACCAGTTGTATCACACATAATTTGCCAACAGCCGGGAACGATATTACCTTTGCTTACAACTATATTATTACCATCATTGTCTGTAACTGTAATATCTACATCTGTATTATTAGTCATCTGAGCTACTAAGGTATAGTTTATTTTATCCAAATTAAACCTATCACCTGTACTTACAACTTCACCTATATAATTTCCGTCACTACTATTAAAGTTAAATTCTGCTTTTAAAATAGCACTTGTTGAGTCTTCGGGAGTAATACCTCTTTCTTTTGCTATTTTTACAAGATAGTCCCTTTCAGCAGAATCAGCAAAAGCATTATTCAATATTGTGTCAAGTCCCATATAGGCATTAGCTAATTCAAGAGCAGCGGGAGATAAAGTATCAAAGATTATACTTCCTTCGCGTTTATCTACATCTGTAGCTACATTCGAGAGCATTTCAGCCAACAAATTGTCATAACTGTAGTCCTCAAACATTAAATACCACATCCTTCACATCTACATTATAATATTTAGTTACAACCGTAAAACTGACATTGTACACATTATGCTTTATACTAAAATTAAAGTCAGTCACATTTAATATTCGGTCATCTTGCAATAAAGCTTCTTTTATTCGGCTCATAAGCATTGGTATTACATACTGTCTTTCTCTGCCAAATAAATCGTTAAGCTCAATTCCATAATTCCAGGAATACATAGCATAATCGTATCGTTCTGTCATTAATATAAGATAGACTGCTTGGCGTATTATTTCTTTATAATCTTCATACACTGCAACAATACGCTTATTTTCTTTATCTAACTTATATGTAATACTTGTTTGCTCTAAGTCATCATAATCACTAATAAGTTCATAATTCGCACTTTCAGGTAGCACTTAATCACCTCCAGCTATAACATCAGCAACATAATAAGCTTGACCACCTTGCATTTTAATAATTACTAACCTGTTACCTCTTTTTAAGTTGGCTGGTCTTATACTACCAAAAACACAAAAAGTTTCATCGAGTTCAAGCTTTTCTGACAAACGAACTGCAAACTGTCCATCATTTTCATAATCTTTAGATACAGTACCGAAAATTACTTCCGTAGGGTTGCTTGCCCTAACTGCATCCATAGCGATACTTTTAATTAATTTAACTAACTCAACTGACATAAGGGCTACCTCCTAATAATGTTAAATCACAACTATACTTAGTACCAAATCTGTGTACAGCTTTTTTTATTATTACCTGTGCGCTTTTAAAAACAATGTCACCTAAATTTAGGTTGGCGTATATAGATGCACCTGCTCTTAATCTAATATCACCAAAACAATCTTTTACTGTAAGCTCTCTTTTCTTTTCGCTATAAAGCTTAAGAACTGATTTACCAAAAGCAGCAGGATTATCATCTTTTTCTAATTTACAAGTAAGCTGTAAAACGCCCCACTTGTTAATAAGTTCAGCATTTCTGAATATATATTTTGCTCTATTACCAGTTGTGTCATCATCTCTATAAAACTGTATCTGGTTATAAACTTCATCATCTATACTAGATGTATAGTCCATATCTTCACAGGTTTCATCATCAAGCAAATAGTC